GATTCTCCCTACAAAATGTTCCAAGACATTTTCGAGGAAGATAGACTGCTGATTGCCGATAATAGGGTCAACTACGGAATCTCTTTTATCAGAGCAAAAATAGCATCAGAACAGTTGTATATTTTTGAGTCTTGTGTCGAGACCCTAAAAGAGATGAGGCTGTATAGATTCAAGGAAAACGGTGATATTCTTAAGAAAGATGATGACCTGATGGATGCCTTCAGATATTGCGTAACGGCATGGGATAAAGCCGTGACTCCACAGGAGTTATCTAAAGTGAATGTTGTAAAATATCAATGGAAGCCCCACAACAAAAAGATTGGTTACTAGGAGTCTATAAATGGCAATGGAATTCGGAACTATTGAACAGGGTCAACCCTATTCGATGACCACAGGAATCGCTAAGATTGTACAAGATAAATTTACTTGGTGCAGGAACTTACGATTCTTGCAACAGGAAAAATGGCTATCGTCCAAAATGATGTTCGATGGCATTGACTATCAATCAGATGATGAAGTCAATAAGTCGGGTCTCTTTTTGAACTTTACTCAGATGAAATCGATGGCTGCTTATGCACAGATTATGTCTACTATGGCGGGTGGAGATGACTATCCTTGGGAAATCAAACCCACACCTGATCCTGATTTGATTTCTTTGGGTTTCAGTAGCGTAGCCGAAGCAGAGAAAGCCAATATACCCGAAGATATTCAAAACAGAATTTTGTCAGCCAATATTGCTTGCGATAATATGCGTGTTAAAATCTCTGACCAACTAAAAGAAAATCATTGGCTAGAGAAATTCTCTTCAGGCGTTTTGGATTTAGTTATTTTGGGAACCATGATTGTCAAGGGCCCTTTTGCTGGCCCCAAAGAAAAAAGAAAATGGGTTCTCGTAGATGAAGAAGAATCTCCAACGATGGCTGTCAAACTCAAGAGCATGATTGGTATGGCAAAGCAATCCAAGAAGGTATTCAAGTTAGTTACTTCTAACGAAGATCCGATGCCTGAATTTGAAATTGTTTCTCCGTTTGAGTTTTATCCAGACCCATCTGCTTTCACAATTAAAGATTGTATGTGGGCTATACACCGAAGAGTTTTGAACAAATCTCAATTAATGGATCTTGCAGGTGTAAGTGGTTTTCAACCCGAAGAAATTGATAAGGTGATCAATGCATATCCCAAAGGAAACTGGACTGCCGAAGTATGGGAGAGTCGTGTGTATTCACTTAACCAGCGTCAAACCCCGTTGGTACGAGGAGATAGATATGTGGCCCTTGAATATTGGGGTTATGTATCAGGAGAAGAATTAGTTAAGGCGGGCGTAGATATGCCCGAAGATTATGACAAGAACAAACAGTATATGTCTTGTATTTGGACAGTGGGTAATTATTGCATCAAGATTGCTTTGAGTTCTCTTGAGCAACCCTACATACCGTTCTTGGTCTGTCCTTATGAAAAAGTTCTCTACAGCATTTGGGGTCGTGGTATTCCAGAGAAAATGCGTGATCCACAAGATATCGTTAATGCTGCTGCTCGTGCCATGGTGGACAATATGGGTATTGCCGCAGGGCCACAGGTTATTTACGATACGAGTCGTATGATTAACGGGTTCAAGTTCGAGGGTCTCAAACCGTGGGGAGTTTGGCCCCTTAAGACGCTTGAGGGAGTCGCGACCCCGCCTGTTACTTTTGTTCCTGTTCCCAGCATCCTTCAGGAACTTAAACTTCTTCAAGACAACTTTAAGGTCTTTATCCAAGAAGTAACTTCTATGCCCGACATGACTTCTGGTTTTGCGGGCACGGCTACGGGTCAACATAATCGAACATCCAGCGGTATGTCTATGTTGTTCAATGCGGCCAGCAATTACATCAAGGGTGTCATATTCAACATTGATAATCACATCACCAAGCCCATGATTAGACGCATTTACGATTGGAATATGCAATATTCTTCAGATATGCTCATCAAGGGTGATTTTAGTGTGGATGCGGGTGGCGTACAAAGGCTCATTGGTAATGAGGCTAGAAGTCAGAATATGCAAGAACTTCTGACGCTTATGCAAGACCCAGACTTTAAGCCCTATGTGAATAAGATTAACTTGCTCAAAGAGTGGATCAGAACCCGAGGGTTTAATGAAACGGATATCGTTAACTCTGATGCTCAGGCTGAAAAGATCAAGCAACAGATGATGCAACAACAAGCCCAACAAGCCGATATTGAGAATGTGCCTAAGCGAAGGGCTGAAATGCCACGACCTGATGCCTTGCTTGAAATGCTACAAAAGACCGAACCCGATAGTCCTTTGTTTGCAGCCATCTACGAACAGGTTGCTCTGTCTCAAGATGCCATGACTCCATCGCTCAAGGTAGCCTTAGACACGATGAAGGCTCAGATGCTTGCGGCTTCTCACGATACGGTTTCTCAACTCCCACCTGAACTGGGCACGAAGTTAACGCCCACTCAACAAGATTACGAAAGGTCGGCTGGGTATCCACAAACAGCCCCGCAACCCCAGATGAATCAAAGTGGTTTGTCTACCGATATGCTAGCGGCACTACCGCCTGAACTTCAGCAAGCCGTTGCTTCTGGTCAAATTTCCCCAGAGCAATTATTGCAAATGGCACAGCAACCACCGCAAGTATAAAAACTGATATGATACAATTTACATAAACTATGAAATTTACAAGCAAAGAAAAACTCTTTGAAGAAATCAAGCCTCTTGTTAATTCTCCCTACTGGGTTAAATTACAAGAATTGCTTGATTCATTCATATCCGAAAAGCGTGACTCTTTAGAGAGAGTAACCAACTTTGAAGAGGTTATGAAAATTCGTGGGGCCATTGAGTCCTTGCGAGAAGTCAAAGATTTGGACAATGCTATTAAATTATTTGATGAGGCCACCAAGGCACAATCCCGTGCCCGTGAGTCCGTATTATACGACCAAGCCAACTAGGCCGTCAAAGGAGACTAAATGTCAACCAAAATGCAAGAAATCCGTGCCAACGCTGAACGAGCCAACGAACTCGCCAAGCAACTTGCTGAAAGTGGCGAACTTTTCCCGAAATCAGGTTCTAAATCTTCGTTATTTACGAACATGATTCCAGAAAACAAACCCGAAGAGCCTGTTGCCGCAACTGAGGTGGCTTCTGAGCCTGTTTCTAAAAACGAAGTAGTCGAGGATTCAAAACCGAGTGCAGGGGAAAACCTATCCAACGCTACTGAGGAAGAGAAATTTATTTCAGAAAAGCAGTACAAATCTGCCGTTAAAGCCATGAATGAAGCCCAACGCAAAGCCGCAGAGGCTGAACGCATCTTAAATGAAAGGGCTGATGAGCATGAAAGATTTAAGCGTGAGTTGCAACAAATCAAGTCTCGTCTAGAAAGCGAAACACAAGAAGAAGAGCAAGATACTTCTTACATTGAATCCGTTTTGCAACCCTTTGCTGAAGAACTTCCAGACACAACGGAAGTGGTTCGCAGGGCTACCAAGGCGATCAAAGAAGAGTTAAATCGCTCTTTTAGCCAAAAACTAATGACTGTTGAAGAACAAATTCGACAACAGAAAGAAGAAGCGGAGAAATTTAAGTTCATCGAAAAGATTCGTATGAGAGACGAAGCGGTTCGCCAGAAACATCCAGACTATGATGATATTCGGTTATCCGATGATTTCAAGACTTGGATATATGGCGAGGCACCAAGTATGTACCGTGCTGCCTATGAAGGAACCGTTGAATTTAATGAAAAAGACGCAGACAAAATCATTAGTGATTACAAGTCTTTTGTTACGCCCAATAAAGGTAATAATTCACGCCCCAAGGTAGGTTCTGCTGAAGTTGGTATTAAAACCCCTTCTTCCGTAGTTCCCGAAATGGGGATTTCTAATGAACCAGATTTTACTGCTGAAGATATGGAAAAACTGCCCTATATGATCCATCGTGTTAAAGACCCTGCTCAACGCAAGGCTCTGATGGAGAAGGCTGACAAGTATCTTCAAAGTATTTCTAAATAACTAACTAACTTAAGGAAATAAAAATGTCCACCTATAATTTAACAACTGGTGCTGACGGTTATTTTCAAAAACTTTCTGCCGAATTTACCGTCCTCAAGAAAACTGTAGACTTTGCCAAGGCTACTGGTT